GGGACGGGCGCGCCGCGTAGGGCGGCGCTCCAGTAGCCCGGGACGGAGGACCAACATGGACCAGAACACGGACCGGGACGCTATCCCGGACAACACGCCGCTATACGCGTGTGAAGTATGCCGCGAGGAGCGGCCCATTGCGGAGATGAATACTCTCGTAGTGGAGTACGGACTACGGGCGGCCGGGCGGCCCGTAGGCCATGTGTGCGAGGAGTGCCTAGACAACGGAGCGGCCCGCATTTGCGGCATTTGCGCGTGTCTCATGGCGCATAACGACTACCGCGTCCAGGCGTACACCAGCGAGGGACTGCTAGATGTGTGCCGGGTGTGCCAGGACTACAACACATTTGAATGTATTGGATGCGGTGATGTCTATGGCAATACCTACGCGGATAGCGTTGTGGCAACGGATGAGGGCGGGAACACTTATCTCTATTGCGAGGGATGTTCGGAGGATTGCGTCGAATGGTGTGATGATTGCGATGAGTACCACGTTGAGGGTAATAATTGCGGCTCCAACGTTATCCATAACTATTCCTACAAGCCGGACCCTATCTTTCACCCGGACCTTTCCTCGTATTGGGTACATAACCGGGACTACCGGGACGCCAGTAAAGGCACGTTGTACGCGGCCTACGACAATCGGCAACGGATTGCCCGTGCGCCTTTGGCGCAATTCGGCGTGGAATTAGAAGTGGACGTCCAGCGTCCCGCGTCCCGCGCGGAGTTGGCCCGTTTCGTAGTGGACGAGTTGGACAGCGATACGGCCTACCTTAAAGAGGACGGGAGCATCCCGCACGGATTCGAGATTGTCACACACCCGCGTAGCCTGGATAGTTGGCGGAAGTTTGCCGCTTCGGAATTAGCGGGTGTACTAGATAATCTCGCGGACCGCGGTGGCCGTTCGTGGGATCAGCCCAGCTGCGGCCTACACGTCCACGTTTCGCGGGTCGCGTTCGACGGACCTAGTCATGTCGCGCGTTTCGCGCTACTGTTCACCCGCAACGCGGACGAATGGCGCCGCCTAGCGCGGCGGTCCACGTCCTACGCTAATTTCGACATGAATGGGACGGAGACTATTGCTAAGGCTTTGCGCCCGGGGTACGCGTCCCATTTCGATGCGGTTAATCTCACACACGCCGACACGATTGAAATTCGCATTTTTAAACCCTCGTTGCGTTGGGAGCGGGTGTTAGGGGCCGTGGAAATTGTCGCGTCCGCTATGGAATACACCCGGACAATGTCGTCCAGGGATGTCGCGGCGGGCGGCCTGATGTTTGACAACTACGCCGCATTCGTCCGGGGGACATCCGCGGATCGACTCCAGCTCCAGGACCCGGCCTACCCGGTTGCGGTCCGTTTCATTAACCGGGATAATTTCCGTCCCGCCGCCAACGGGAGGGCCTAATCATGTGTATCGCAATTCTCTCATTGGGAGATGATGCGCCTACGCGCGCGGAATTGGTCCAGTCATGCCGGGCGAACGCGGATGGCTTTGGGTATTGCCTAATCGTCCTGGACGCCAACGGATGCCGCCAGGCCATTACCTACAACACCATGAACGCGGCCGGGGCCGTGGATAGTTATCTGGCCCGCCTGGAGCACTACGCGGGCCGCGTGGAAGTCCACGCGTTTCATGCGCGTATTGCCACACACGGGTCCGTAAACGTGGAGAATACACACCCGTTTCAAGTGCCAGGTGAACTGTCGTTCGTTATCCACAATGGCATCCTGGACGTGGACCGGGCCGTGGATGACTGGCGTAGCGATACGCGGGTGTTCGCGGAGGATGTGCTCCCGTTGTTTGGCGGGGCCGTGGGACTAGGTGACACGCGTGTTTCTAAGGTCCTGGATGCCTACGTCCTGGATAACTGGAGCAAGGTCTTGGTGTTATCCGCGGAGGAGGGCGCGCCTAGCGTGACTATGTTGGGCGAGGAATTGGGCCACTGGGACCCGGAGCGGGCCGTTTGGTATAGCAATACGTCCTATCAGGCCCGGCCCGTGTCGCAATACGCCGCGGACCTTAAGGCCGTAGCGCCCGGGGCGCCGCGCATCCAGGTTGCCTACGACACGTTCGCGGCACCCGCGGCCCGGTCTGTCACTGATACGTGGCGCTGGGACGATGACATCCTGGAAGCGGACGCGGACCGATTGGAGCGCGATTGCGTGAACGGATGCGGCGGCGTACTGGACGTGTACCACGAGGATTATTGCCCGGTGTGTACCGGGTGCCAGGCGTGCGGGTACGACAAGGTCGCGTGTCTATGTTGGGGCCCGCATGATTAGGCGTTTCTTTGGCCTGGTGTTTGCGTCCCTAGTGGCCCATGTCACCTATTGGGCGCTATCGGAGCACCAGGGCGGGCCGATAGTTGGCCTGGTGTGTGGCCTGGTGTTCGTGTTGGCCCTACTGGTGTGGGTGCTCGCAACGGAGGGCCGCTAGGCCGCATAGCGCCGTTCACAATCATTGGAGGAGCCCGGGCCGCAAGGTCCGGGTTTCTTCATGTCCAGGTGGCCCGCGCCGGGTTCGACAACTACGTCCCGGGCCGGTCCGGGTGTCGTGCGGATCCCCCTCAGCTGCGGGCCGCTCCAGGTTGCCTGGATGTCCAGGCGGGCCGCTCCCGGGTGTGATGTCCGGGCGGGACGCGTCCAGGCGGGCCGCTCCAGGATGTCCAGGCGGGCCAGGCCAGGACGGGCCAGGACGGGCCAGGACGGGCGCTCCAGGTTGTCTGCTCCAGGGTGTAAGCCAACTAATCGCGGGCCCGCGCTCCAGGCCGTTTGCCATACACCAGTCACACCAGCACACCGGGCCAGGACGCGCCTGGATGACCGGGTGTGTGCCGGGACGGGGTGATTGCCGCCGCGGTGTATCCCAGTTACCGTAAACTGTCATTCTCTTCAAAGCCAAAACCCAGTAATTACAAGGCTTCTAGACGCTTCGCTGCGCTTCGCTATTGTGGTGTTTTTATTTATTAGCGATCTTGTTATTTGCTAAGAAGATGTAAATTTATCTGTTTTTTTTATGCGTCTACAATCGAAGATTGGAGACAAAGGGTATGTCAAACTAACTTTCAAAAGCACGAGTAAAAGTACTGTCAGGGAACTTCAGCACCACGCCTTCTTGGGAACCTGCCGCGGGACTGTACTTACGCATCTTTTGGGCAGGTGTAGTTACAACTTGTCCCGCATTTCCCTCAACTCCGAAGAGTCCGCAATACCAGAACCGCGCGGCGCAAGGACAGTCTGTGGCCAAATGCTAGCCTCGACGTTTCACCTGTAAACAGGGTGCGCCAACCGAATCCCGCTCTAACCGGGTAACTCCGGCGAGTATCCGGGTCAGATGTTCCGAGGGTACGTTTAAACCAGTCAACTGACCCGGACTCACACTCCGGGGGGACTTTCACCCACGACCGCTACCAATGGCGATACATCCATGGTACACCATCCGCGGCGGCTGTCAAGCACATTCGGCGTAACATTTTGGTATCACCGGTGATACACTGGAATGTCCCTTTAGAGCAAGGAAAAACAATGTGCATCACCTGTGGCTGTGACAAAATGTGTAATTGCGCCGGGTGCGCCGCACTTGCCGCGAAGTTTGAAAGTGCGCCAATCAACGACGCGCCGCCGAAGCCCGAAGAGTACTAGACCCGAGTTGTATGCGGTTGGGTGATTGCCCAGCCCCCCTTCTCTGCTATACTTGAATTGCCGGACAGCCCGGCTCGAACTGCTTTATGCGTCAGGGACCCCTTGGTTTTGGCCAGGGGGTCCTTGTGCGTATGCACCCCGGTGCTTCAAAAATTTTTTAGCGCCCCCGCAACATTGTTGTGTTGTGTGTGCTACAATGAAATTGTCCCTCCTCAGGACAAACTCACACCTTCCGCAAAGATCCCCTTCGGCATAACCGGAGGGGATTTTTGTGTATACTGAAGGTATGAACAAACACATCAGCACCCACTTAACTGCCTTGCTGTCCGGGGCCACTTCAATTTTGGCGCTTATTCACCCAGGATTCCACCTCAACCCCGTGGTACAGGGCTTTGCGTTTTCGCTGCCTGCCTTGTTTGCTGCCGGTATTGAGGCCATTCACTTCCTCAAGACGCACGCCCTGGCAACTGACTTGGCTGCTGCCGACCACGTGATCAACGCTTTAATCGCCAGCCAGTCAACCCCAGCACCAGCACCCGTTGCGGCTCCCGTCGAAGCAACTGCTCCAACGGCGTAATAATGAGCCGGGGAGACGAAATTGGAAACTCCTTAAAGGAGTGGCTCGACGTAAATCTCCCCAAGTTCCTCATGAGCATTAATGCTGAACTTGAGGACGAGTCAGAGTGGCGCATGCCAGTTGTTGAAGATTACTGCCTTGTCGTCGCTGTGAGTGATTACAGCGATGGCGGTGGCGGAGTCTTTACCATTCACGGAAATTCGCCAGACTACCGCATCATAGGATTGTTGAACACAGCCCTTAGCGCATAAATGGCAGTAACACCAGCCCAACGCAAAAAGTACTTTGAGGCACGTGCTGCCGGGTTCTCTATTGCCCAAAGTGCCCAGAAAGCCAAGTTCTCGGAGGCCACTGCCTACCGTGTAGAAAAGGCTGCCCAGAACCTGCGGGCATCGGACGACATGGACACGTCAGCGTCCAATTATCGGGAACTCAAGATCGAGGCAAAACTCGAAGGTCCCAAACCGTATGACCGGTTATGTGACGAGGCCAAGCAAGCCCTGGACGATTTTGGGTATTTTCGGCGGCGGTACTTTGGCCGTATTGCTACCCCGTGGCAGGAAGAAGCCGGTATTAAACTGGTAGAACTTCTGGAGTCGGATCAAAAGGAATACGTGGTCATGAACATGCCCCCGGGCTCTGGTAAGACCACCCTGCTCCATGACCTGACCTGCTGGATCATTTGCCGCAACCGTGCCGTGCGTCTGTTAACAGGATCGGCCACGATGAGCTTGGCCAAGCGAAACCTGATGCGTGTGCGTCGTTCCCTCGAGCGTGTGGTACCCGAACTGGCCGATGACAACCTCAAGGCCCGTGGCCAGGCGGTCGACGCCGAATCAACCCTGGCACTGGACTTTGGTCGGTTTAAGCCGCTTGACAAGGAATTGTGGACCAACGAAGCGTTCATCGTCATGCAGCCCGAGGAAAACGGCGCCATCTCAGAAAAGGAACCAACACTAAGTGCTTACGGTATGGACTCGGGTTTTATTGGAGGCCGCTTTGATGGTTGTTTTTGGGACGACCTCGTGGACCCTCGAAAGGTGCGCTCGGCGGAGCAGCGAGAGGCGATGGAAGACTGGTACCAGGATGTGGCCGAGACTCGTCTGGAACCTGCTGGTATGTTGGCTCTTATCGGCCAGCGTTTGGCTCCTGATGATTTGTACCGTTTTGCT